GGTAGAACCAGGTGCCACATTGTTGCCAGCCTGCCGGGCGGTGGTGATGATGTCGGCTCTCCAGCTAGCTGGACGGTTGACGCCGAAAATCACGGCGCTGTCCACCCGCTGGCCAATGGCCTCCATGATGCGGGGCTGGACCTCACCCAGGATATCAAAGCTGGAATCTGCCACCACTGCCTCAGGGATGGGCACAATGACGGCCAACTCCTCGGCGGTCAGGTAGATGTTGTCCCAGGCTTGCTGGCTGGCCTGCTTGAAGCCAGTGTCCCCGCTGACCCAGTAGGCCATAGGCAGCATATCCAGAACAGGAATCCGGGTCTGCCGGCTGGTCATGTTGGGCAGCTTTCGGGCCAACTGCATGAATACGGACTGCTTGGGCGCGTCCTGTTGGATGGTGTTGATGAGCTGCTCCTGAATGAGCGCTTCTGCATTCTGGCGGGAAATCATGTTGGGCATAATGTTTCTCCTTTCTTATTCGCCGTGGGCAAAAAATGCCCTCAGCGCTTGGTTGGCGGCGTCGTTAGAGCCGGATCCGCCAACGGGGTGGGCGTTCTGGTGGCTCAATCCAGTAGCTTTCTGGGGCGCGGGGGCTTCAAACAAAAAGGCCGTGTCCTCGCCTTTTTGCATGGCGTCCAGTTGTTTTTCCAGGCCGATCACCTCACCGCCAGCAAAGGACAGCTTATCCCGATCCAGCAGCGCCATAACGGCTCTGGCATTGCGGGGATGCGTAGCAGCAACTGCTTTTTCCAGGGCGAAGTCAAACTGCTGGGCTTCCAGCTGCTTCTGTGCTTGCGCGGCCTTATCCTTCCAGCTTGGGTCATAGCCTTCCAGCTTTTTGTTGGCGTCTGCCAACTGGCCGGTTAGAGTTGCTACCTGGCCCTGCAGATTGTCCGCATCTGCTTTTGGCACATAGGCGCCACCGGCGGCGTTGACCACCTGGTAGCCTCTCTCCCTCGCAGCGGCGGCCAGCTGATCATAGGTCATCGGGCCGCCGCCAAAGAGATCTCTCAAGAATTCCATTATATTTTTACCTCCTGTTTGCAAAATGGGTATGAAAAAAGCACGGTGCGCAAGTCGCACTGTGCTTGAATCATTGCTGGGATATTTAAAATTGCTGGAAGCTGATGTTGACGCCGTTCGGGCTGCTGCGCCAAGTGGCAAAGGCGATAAATTCATTCCACACTTCCTGGACGTGGCCACCCAGGAATTCTTTTTCGAATTGGGCTACCTTGCCCTCCGGGATCAGCCAGCCCGACAGATCTTCTCCGGATAGATCTTCGGTTTCCAAGTCACGCCCCTCGCCGCAATCCAAGAAAAATACACAACCCTTCTTTTCTGCAGCAGCCTGGACAATCTCAAAAAACTTTTCAAATTTACTGTCCTCTCGCTTTCTTAACCCGCGCATTTTCAACACCACCTTTCAATACAGTGACAAATTCTCCATTTTCTCTCGTGACAACAACGTCCTGGCCCCTAATGTGGAATAAGACAGCCTCCTCCTGGCCGCGCCACTCCCCGCCAACCTTTTCATCAGCGTGATCCACAATATCCAGGATCACCTGTTTCATTTTGGCCCTATCTTCCGGTGTTCCAGCTGACAAGCCGAAGTCCGCAGCGTGCTTTCCAACTTTCTTTCCAAACTGTTTGTCATCAAAGGTTACTGTCCGTATTTTATCCTGTTTCTTCGGATTTGTAAATGGTCCTCCAGAGATTTTTTCACGTTCATATTGCCGTTTTAGCCCGGTTTGTCGCAAAAAATCAGCCTGTGTATCCCGCCATTGGCGTAGTTTCCCGGTAGCTTCGGATGCATCCAATCCGGCGGCTTCCAAAGCGGTTCGCTCCCGTTGCCACCGGCGTATCTGCCTTTCATTGTATCGCTGGATCTGCGTTGCCTCATACTCCGTCAGCTGTTGCCCGTTATAGGCGTAATCCTTGGCGTTGTATTGCTCCAACTGCTCCTTGCTGTAGGCTCTGGGGGTACCCTCAAAATAGGGATGGTAGCTATGGCGGCAATTCCAGCCGCCCAGTCCTGCTCCGGTGCCGTAGCCAGTTGCAGCCCGAAAATCCGGATACTTGGTGGATTTGCCGGAGCGGCTAAAGATTTGCCCCTGCCACTCTGCGTGTGATGGGCGGGCTCCGGCGTGGGCAGTAGTCTCCACCAGATCACAGCCCATTTCGTCCGCCAGGTCCCATTGCAGCTGCAAGGCGGTCTGGTTGGCCCCGGTCACCACAGCCCTGCGGACGGCCACCTCCAAGCTATCAGTGTGGCCAGTAGGGTAGCGGATGGATTGCACGCCACTCTTGGATAGATCTTTGATGGCACTGCGGATTGCTGTGTTGTAGTCGATTGCGCCGCTCCGAATGTCCACCCAAGCACGGTCCAGAGCTCGCTCGAACTGCTGTGAGGCGGTTTTTGCCGTGGTCTTGGCCAGGTTGCGCATGGTGCCTTGTGTGGCCTTATATCCGGCGTTGAGCGTGTCGCGCAGGCGCTTGCTATCCCGGATGCTAGGTGGTTCTAGGCCGGCGGAAATGTACTCAGCCGCATCGCTTTCCAGCGCCTTGGTGCCGGCCTCCTGCATCATTTGGCGCAGCTCCTGGCTGGACTTGCCAGTAATCTTGGCCAGGGCATCCACGATCTCCTCGTGGGTCCGCCCGGCCTCTTGCAAGGCCCTCTTTTGGTGCTCCGCTGCCGGGATCCAGTAATCATAGGCAGCCAAGCGCCTGACCATATCCGCCAGGATACGCAGCTCTGCCTCCTGATATAGCCGCAAAATAGCCTCTGGCAGATCTCGCAAATACTCCGGCGTCAGCATCAGCCGTCACCGCCAAATCCCAATTCCGGCCCCGCGTCCAGCTCCGCGGCCATGGCTCTTGCCGTCTTCTCGTCTTCACCGTACCAGCGTTTTCGATATTCCCACTTGGCCATTAGCCCATCCCGGACATCCTGCCTGTCTGTGGCGCGCTGGGCGTCGCTGTCCTCGATGATGCTATCATCAAAGTTTACTGTTACCTCTGATGCGTCAAGCCCTAGCAGGGTTGCAACAGCGGCGTATAGGCCGATCAAGGCATCTTGCAGCAAAAGCTCATGCTTCTTTAGGCTTTGGTATAAGTCGGATTTCTCACTAATTACCTCCGTGGCCGTTTTGACCTGCCCGTCCTGGAAGTTATATCGGTCCTTACCCATGCCACACTTGAAAGACAGCAGGTTCAGGGCTGTTTGAATTCCGGCGTCGTGCGCCTGATACCGGATCTCCATGTTGTGCTCTTGAATCTTGTTATCCTGCCCTTCCGCTGCAGGCACGGCAAAAAATTCAGTATCGTTGTCGTCGAAGATGGGGGTAACCGTGCCGTCTTGCTCCATCTGGACTCTGGCCATGGACATCGGGACGGTAATGCGCTTCCGCCCAAGCTGGAACTCGTTGCAGTAGGAATCATATACCAGATCCAGGCCCTCCAGCTGTGGCAGGGCATTGGCGTAGACGGAGATACCCATGGGGCAATCCGGATCCAGATTGTTGGCGATGTTGGGGCGAATGATCTGGAATAACGGGATTTCAGATCCTGTGGAGATCTTCGCTTCCACCCCGGGAGGCAGATCAATTTCAGTCAGAGCTTCTCCGCTGCGGCGGAACATGTGATTCTCCACCACGTACTTACCGTTCTCCAGCAAGTGGAGGTTGAGGTACACATGCCTTTCCTTGCCGGACGCCACCTCGCTGGCAAAAGCGCATTGTGTGATGGACAGGTTGTCCCAACTCAGCGGGTAGATCATGTCTGCCCGAATGTAATCAATTTTGACCGTCCCTCCGACGCCCTTATGCTCCACAAAGGCGCCAGTCCCCATAGCAAAAGCCATTTCCAGCAGCTGATTGCCCCGGACCCGAAACTTGTTGGAATTTAATACATCCCAGACGCGCCTGTCTGTGGATTTCTTCCCGCACATGATCTCCACTTTTTCGTTCAGCGCCAGGTTCGCCCAGTCTTCCGCCACCGTTTTCGCCATGGCCAGAGACTTGCGAGATCGGCGGAGGTGAGCCTTGCCGTTGTATTGCCGGTAGTCATGGAATTCTGGCACCCGGCCCCGGTACCATTTTTTCCACAGGGTAACAGCACTGTAAAACTCATCCGGCACACAGTTATGACCCTTTGACTTCAAGTATTGCACAATTGCATTCATGCTATCACCTCTTTGTGCCCAGATACAGGATGTCGCTTTGGACTGCCTCTGTGGCGTACTCCATGCTGTCCAAGCTGTCAATGTTGGTACTGCCGTCATCCAAGCGTTTGTCTTTTGTGGGATCCTTGGAGTCGTACACAGCCTGACACATGGCCTGGATGGTAGCTTTGCACCGGGAGCAAACCAAAAATCGCCCTTGGGCAATTAGGCTGTTGTAAAACATAATCCGGTCGTTGATAGGCCCTTTGATGGCGTTGCGTATGTCAACGCCCAAGCCGGCCTGGATAGCAGCAATGCGTAGCCCTTGGATCAGCGTCTGCTCTGCGCTGTCGCAATAGGCCTCGTATACCCGGTATTTGCTCTTGGCACGCCGTACGAAGTCCACAAAGGCTTTTGCCAGTTCCTCTGGTGAAAGAATGCCGTCCCGCTTATTGCTGTGGTAGTACTCGTCCAGGACCACCACAGCCTGCATGCCAGGCGTAAAACCAATCAGCGTAAAAGCATGGGCAGAACCAGTGCCGCCAAAGTCGACGCCGATTACAGCGTACTGGATGGCAGGTGGGCTATCCGCAGAGTACTTGCTGGGATCATCTGCAAATTGCGGGTACACCAGCCCATCTGTCAAGGCCCACTCACCCAGGATAAAGCGCCGGTAAAATACGCCAGTGAACATCCGCTCGTAAAACTCCCGCTTAGCCGGGGACAGCGTCAGGTTGTCCGTCATCCGGAAATGCAGGTGGTAGATATGCTTTTCGGCCGCTTTATCGATTAACTCGGTTTTGACGTAATGGGCTGGACTTTCAGGGTTGCAGTTGAGCCAGATTTTTGCACCCTCTACGCTGCACCGGCCAAGCATCTGCTCCACAAAGGAGCGCGGGAACAGGGCCACCTCGTCAGCCAAAGCGCCGGCGGCTGTCAAGCCCTGGAGGCGGTCCTGGCTCCGCTCGTTGTGGGCATCATACAGGTAGTAGGTGTTATCGCCGACCTCCAGCCTGGCCTCGTCTCCAGAACTGACGTAGGTATACGGCAACCCCCAGGCCCGTAGGATCTCCAGGGCCGGACCAATGACGTTACGTTTAAGGGCCCCTACGGTCTTCCCGGCCAGGATAAAAGTCTCTCCCCGAAATGATCCCAGGCTCCAGCGAAAGAAGCCGCAGATCATAGCCACAGTCTTGCCGGATCGGATCGCACCATCCGCAATGACCATATCGCAATCCCGATGTGGGCTGCCAGGCTCGTACCAGCACATCAAGCGGCGCTGCTTTGGGGAGAAGGGCTTGAAGTGAAATCCCTTAGTTTTCTTCGGCATATAAGGCCTCCACTTCCGCCTGGGTGGGCTTGGTTGCTTGGACAAACTGCTCCAGCGCACTTTGCCCTGCAGCGGATTGCTCAGTCTTCGCACTGTAGCCGTGCTTGCTCATCCACAGAGGGGCCAATTGGGTAGGGATTTGACCCGTTTCGAATTTCTCTCGTGCATCAACCTCGCACTCTTCCTTCATGCGCGTAACAATGTCAACGTATCTCTTATCTCCAGCATAATTTTTATAAAACGCCGCCCTAGAAAGCCCGGCGAACACGCAAAAGCCCTCGATGGTATAGGTGACACTCCGCCTCAGCTCTTTGCTTACGAACTCGCTATTTTTAGAGCTGAAATCATGGGTCAGAATCATCCGATTATTGCATTGCGCCTTGAACGCTTCCCAAAGCTCTGCCATTTGCTTGGCGGATTTGATTTTACGGGGTCCGCCCATCGCAGCCACCACCTCTCTCACAAAATTTCAGCAGCAAAGAGGCCCGGGACTAACTCCCTGGCCTCTCCTTTTTTGCGCACAAAAGAAATACCCCACCGGCAGCCCGGCAGGGTTTGGAGCGGTGGCCACCGCCATTGCTCCGATGGTCCTATAGTATCATACAAAGGTACTGTCAATCCATATCAAAGACTATCAAAAACTATCAATTACTATCAAGTCTGAGGCGGATCCAGGCGACTTGCTATACTTTGCAGAGCTTTCCCGTGGATCCGGAAGATTGACAGGATGTATTTATCGTCATCATCGCCGTAGATAGCCATAGCCACGTCCTTCCAGGGCATCATACGGCAGCTATCCCCGCTTATGTAGCGCAGCCGTAAGCATTCCCGTTCCAGCGGATCCTCCACATGGTCTATGGCGGCCTCAATGGCCGCCATTTCCCGTTTCGCTGCCTCAATTTGCGGCATTACTCGCTCCTCATATTCCATGCGCCGGAGGATTGCCCTTTCCATGCGGTCCCCGTTTCCACCGGTGGACTTTGCGCCGGAGCTCTCCCGCATCGCCGGTAGTTTCTCTTCGTTCCGGAGCCGGGCCAGCCTGTCCAGCTGATTATCCACCTCAAGGCGGAGGGCCCGGTAGGATACCAGGCGTTGTTTGGTGGTCTTGTCCATTGTCATCCTCCTTTGCATGGTTTGGGGGAGGGGCTGCTACTGCAGCCCCAGGGATACTTTCAGGCATTGATCCAGTTGTCGGAGCTCCCAGCCGTTGAGTTTGTAAATCTTGTTGAGCAATCGGCTCTTATCCACGGCCATAATTTGATCACACAGGACGCGAGAGCGGAGCCGATCCGGCAGATCCACGTCGAACTGCATGGGGTACCGGTAGCGGCTGACATTTGAGGTCAGCGGTGCCACGATCACTGTTGGGGAGCGGAGGTTGCCGATATTATTTTGCACGATGACAACTGGCCTCTCCTTCCGCTCCTCGCTGCCAATCGCACTAGGGGAGCCCCGGCAGAAATAGACATCGCCACGATTTATCTCCTTCATTATCTCGCCTCCCAACTTGATTCGATTGCGGAAATCGCAGCAAACACCGGGTAAAACACCTGCGGCACCACTGCATTGCCTAAGGCTCTAAGTTCGTCCACCTCGCGGGGAATCCCATCACTGTCTCGTAGATCTGTATCGTCTCCGCAAGTGAGTACCCGGAAAGCGTCGTTAAGTAGCAAAGATGTATTGATTTCCCCGGTTTCGCCATGACACACCTCATGGACTTCAGGCGCCTGCAAAAAACTATCGCATGGCCGTCCGAAGCGCATGGCGTGGGCAACAATGCAAATCCTTTTTCGGAGATGTGGCGCGCCGGCTTGGAAAGCGGATAGCACTCCCCAACTCGCATCATACCCCATTCCGGCCAAGTCCCCAAGTACTCGTCCGAAAAACCGTCCATGCTCACTTGATAGCAGCCCTGGTACATTTTCTGCCACGACCCATCGGGGGCCAACTTCGTGAATGACTCTTGCAAATTCTCCCCACAAATCACGCTCATCACCAGATGCCAGGCGTTTACCTGCAAGGCTGTGCGGTTGGCACGGGAAGCCTCCGGAGATAACGGTGATCTCTCCAATGCCCGCTCGATCCGCGGATATCCTTGTGACATCCCTGATATCCCTCCATCTTTGAACATTTGGCCAGTGCTTTTCCAGGACCTTGCGCGGGAAATCGGCATATTCGCACTGACCAACAGTCCGAAATCCGGCCCATTCAGCGGCCAAGTCCAGACCGCCGATCCCGGTAAACAGTGATAAGTGGGTCAGGCCCCGCATCTGCTCTCAACTCCTAATATCACTGGCGGGTGCACTCGGCCCACAACGATCAGATAGATCTTCCTGGTGCGCTGCACGGCGGCAAGCTCCTCCGGATCCAGCTCCCAGCAAGTCTCAATTTCCTGCTGGCCTCCAGGGCACTGCATGATGGTGGCCGGTAGATCTCCGCAGTCCTCAGCGGTTAGGATGATGTTGGTGTTATCGGTCTGCACCGGCCGCATCTTCACCGCCCCCCTTTATTTTCAAGGTAAGCCTCTTCCTGCACCGCCATGCCCGTGAGTTTGCCATCCATCCCTCGACCACAACGGCCGGCCCATCAGGCCACTTATCGCAAGTAAAATATCCAGCCCCGACGTATTCGCAGTGCGGACACACGTAGGGGTCGCACATAATTGGCCCTTCCAGCAGGCGCCGGGGCTTACGCTTTTTCGCCATCTGATGGCACCTCCTCCGGCTCGAAACTACTGCACTCGCTTATCGGGCAATCGCCGTTGCCGCCATAAAGGCAGCAGTCGTCGCAATCACGCCTGCACCGGTTGCAAAGGCAGTCCGGATGCTTGTATTTACATTCGTGCAAAATCCCTTTTTCCGCCGTTCCACTCATCGCCGCCCCGCAGTTGGGGCAGTACTTGTACTTTGCCAGCGTTGCTGTAGCCAGTTCCCGGCATTCTCCGCAGTAGGAGCACCGATACCGGCCAATGAGTCTGCCCGATGTGCCGGCCGCCGTTTCCCAGTGCCCGCTGGGGCGCTGGCCATTTTCCGCAAATTTCATGCCATTCCCTCCATCGCCAGCTGTTCGTCCGCTGGCATTTTTGTGATGTAAATCTCCGTCCGGGGATTGTCCTTATCCCAGAAACATCGGCTCCCGTCGTGCCCTGTCACGATGCCGTAGTGGTCGTCGGCGATGATACCAGCATCTGTCAGGATGTCGTCAACTGCCTCCAGCAGGTTGGTCAGATCCGTACGCCTCCGGGTCGGCAGGTAAAACAGGCAGCGGATGTTAAGGCTGCAGTCTATTGGCCTGGGCGGCCTCGGCGTCAGGTACCAGGCCGCATCCTTTGCGTACTGCCGGTACTTGGCGGACGGCATGATGAAGGGCCGCCCTGTGGCCTTGTTGATCATGATCTGTTGACTGTTCTTCTTGGTGATAGGGCTCAAAGGGATTACGTACTTGATTTCTGCCATACGCACCACCCCTTACAGCCCCAGCAGATCTTTGACGCTGCCATATTCCCGGATGATATTACGCCTGCGCCGGTCTATTTTGCTTACTTCCACCGGCGCACAACGCTCCAATACCCGGTTGTAAATCCGCTGCTCGGCTATGCCTCTTGGGTTTTTCAGCTCATCGCCGGATAGGTTGCTGGTGATGATCATCGGCAGCTTCGCCCTGTATCGGTTGTCGATTATGCCGTAAACGATTTCTGCCATGTACTCAGTGTTACGCTCTGCGCCTAGGTCATCCAGGGCCAAAAGGGCGTACTGGTTAAGCCCATCCAAGTAATCCTGCTTACCCTCCCGCAAGCCGCTGATGGTGTTTGCAATGCGGGAAAAATTGGTCATAAAGCACTTGTAGCCTTGGTCGATCAGGGCGTTTACTACGCAGGCGGCCGCAAATGTCTTTCCGCTTCCGCACTGCCCGTACAGGATCATGCCCCGTCCCTGGTGCAGGAATTCCGGGAAATGGTCAACGTACCGGCGCATGATGCTGCTTGTCCGTGGATCCTGCCCGTCATCCTGGGCGAAGGTCCACTTGTCCAGGTCAGAGCCCCGGAAGCCGTCTTTGCGTAGTCGGTCTACACGGTCCCGGAACTCCCGGGCCTTTCTGGCATCCTCCTCGCGCTGATACGCCTCAGAAGCGCACTTGCATAGGCAGGGTACTGTCAGCTGCTTCCCCCCAAGTGGGATCACCGTCTGCTTGGGGGTATGGCATTTGCCGCAGTGCCGCAGGCCGCCCTGCATGTAATCATCCGGCGCGACCGGGTTGGCCTCGTCCGCCTTTTGCCGCAGGCCGGTAAGGGCTTGTGCAAAATCCATTACCTTCCACCTCCGTCCAAAAATCCATCTGGGAGATCATCCCAAGATTCTGCCTGCCTCCCGGTTGCTGCAGCCTGCGGCTGATCCACGTCTTCCCACCGGCGGCCCCGGAGGAATGTAGCGGGATAGCAGATAAATTTCCCGCCGTCCTTCGTCCACTGGTCGCAGTGCTTCCAGCGTTCTACTCCGGCAAGGATCTGGCCTACAAGGGCATCGTCCGGAGAGAGCTGCTTCCAGGCTTTCAAGGCGTCCTGCTTGTTCGTCTTCCTGGGGTAAATACCCCAAAAGCGATCAAATGCAGGCGGGATCCCATCCGCCCCGTTCTGGCGCGTTCTCGTTTTCGTTTCTCGTTTATCGTTCTCGTTCTCGTTCTCGTTCTCGTTTACGGGGACATTTGCTTGCATTTGATATCCATTCACTTGCAAGCAAATGCTATCAAATTCTTGCGGAAGCGGGAACTTGCTTTTCTTTGCTCTCTGCTGCTGGTGCTTTTCCCACGATAGGAGTTTCAGATATCGCTTTCCATCATCTGTGTACATGCCAACCATTCCGACCTGGATCAGCTCATTCAGCCAGTTGCTCAGTACCCTCTCTTTCGGGGGATTCAGGGGAAAGCACATGGACGCCAGGATCTTAGGATTCCCGTGATAAAGGCCAAAGTCATCCGCCTTTACCACAAGCCGCCAAAATAGGCGCTCCGCCTCGGCGCTGACCCCGGACAGCGATTCACTGGTGGCGATGGATTCTTTGATTATGCGGTTCGGCACACCGGCCACCTCCTTTTGCCTTGGAGGCGGGCCTACGCCCGCCTCCTGCCGTATGATCAATCCTCAGCATCATCCGGGCCACCCTCAAAAAACTCGTCAAAATCGGCCTCGTCTGCGGCCTCAGGGGCATCCTCATCGGATTCATCTTCGCCTCCGGTCCAAGCCTCCGTAGCAACTGGGAAATCTCCGGGCCGCAGCAGCGCTCGATCCAGGGTTTCCCGGAAGAAAAACTGTACCCACATTGCGTACAGATTCTTGAACAGTCGCTTGATCTTGGAAAGAAGGGCATCCGAAATCGTGAAAGTCTCAGACATTTTGAGGGACAGCTCTCCATCAATGTACGCAAACACGATAGATGCGTCCGGACTGATATAGTTGGCATCATCGTCCTCCAGCATGGAGATCTGCGCCTCCATCCCCCCCAGAGGCTTGATGGTCAGGGTGCAGGGGTACCGGTTGGTTCTCAGGGCGTAAGTCAGCCCATTTTCCTCGCAGATGCCGTCCAGCTTCTTGAGGTAGACTTCGTATTTTCCGGATTCGTTCATTTTGATCTCCTTTCTTTACGCGTCGAAAAAGTTGGATGTAGGATCGTCTGCGGGGGCGCTGGGGAGCACCGCTTCGCCGGTGGCAGGATCCGCATCAATTGCATCCGGCGCCGGCGGCACGATAGGTGCCGCGTCAAGCACCCCAGAATCCACGCCAACCTCATCGGCATCATACATGCCCCCGAAGGTCTGCGGGAACGCCTCCCGTAGGGCCTGTACCAGTGCCACCTTCCGGATCATCGTGGCGGGTTTGGCGGACCACTGGCGATTCAATGATCCATCTTTCTTCCGCCCTGCATATTCGTCAAACGGCACCTCCACCCGGGTGCTCTGCTTTTGATCCTTTCTGTACACTTCTGCCCAGCCACCAACGATCTTCTCGCCGGGGATATAGAATGCGCCAACCCTATAGGTCAACTCCCCGGAATCTTCATCGTAGATAATGATCCCGGCCCTGTGGCCATCGTGCTGGGGGTGGTTCTCGGCTCGTTTTTCGAAGGCTTCCTTGCCGGTGACCATCGTGGCGGGCTCGTTGCCATATTTAATGCAGTAGGCCTCCCGGAGCCACGGATTCAGGCCGTTAAATTTGCATAAATTGATGAACATGACAATCTCCTGCATGGAGACTCGTTCCTTATCCCCGCTGACCAGATAGTCTCGGACAATCTGGGGGGACAACTCCACCGTCATGCCGTTGGACTGGAAGCTGACCAACTGGGCGTTCTTTTTTTCCTGCGGCTTTCGCAGGGAGTTTGCTACTGCCATTTTGCAATCCTCCTTAAATTCTTTCGGGCTTGATGCCCAGATTGATCATTGCTTGCTTCAGGCCCTGGAGTTGGGCCCGGGTGGCTCGGATCCGGAAATCCACGGTAAAAATTTCTTCCGCCGTAGGTGATTCTTCCGGCCTTGGGGCGCTCTGCGTAGCCATGGGGATCGCAGGAGCCGCAGGGGGCATCTGATTCGCCTGGGCAGCCTTCGCCGCCTCATACCGGGCCAGTTCCTCCTGTTGCCGCTGCAGCCGATCCTTTTCGGCCAAAGCGGCGGCCAAATCAAAGTCCTGCAGGAAGGTAGATTTGACTGGCCCTGCCAACTCCGGGGGCAGCTGCAGCCCATCAATAGCTGCCAGGCCGGCGGTGATCCGATCGATCTTGCCGCCCAGCTCCTGGCAGATAGCACCCATACCGACGCTGACATTCAGCCACTTGGGATTATGCAGCCTCGAATAGGGCACCAGCTCCGCCAGATCGCCAATCATGGCCTGATACTGGGCCTCAATCGCCTCCTGCTTCTGCCGCTTTTTCTCCGCTTCGTAGGCCTTGACTTGATCATCGATCTCTCGGACCGTAGCCTTAACCATTCCCACCAGCTCTTTCGCCTGGGCCTCGAAGGATTCGTAGGGCTGCAGGTACAGGGCTTTCATTTCCTTCCGCTTGCCGTCAATGGCATCGGCCAGCTTATTCAGCTTGGCCCTATCCTTTTTCGCTTCGCCGATCTGAGCATCACCGTAGGCCAGGCCCTTGTAGTTGGCCAAGCCAGCTTCCAGCTGCTGCTTCAGCTCCTTGTAGTTCCACCGGATTTCTGGCAAGGGCTGAGCTTGCGTGGGATTAAAAATCTGGATTTCCACCAGTGCACACCTCCTGATCAAAGAATTCGGCAAACATGTCCTGGGGTACGGCGGCCTCAGTGATGTGCCTCAGACTGCCGCACCAGGCAGGGACATCTTCCTCCGGCACATTCACCCGGCAGACCCTGGCTTCTGACTCGCCGTACTTGGTAGGCACGTTGACAACATCGCCCACCTCCAAGGGCACATCCGCAACGTAGGTGTAGGCGCTCCCCTCAAATTTGCCGGAGCGGCGGCCCCGGTACTGGACTTGCACGAGATTTCTCTTTTCCATGATTATTCCCTCCTATATTTCCGGGAGCAGCAGAGGCGGCTCCCGGCCCTCCTGGACCATCTGCCAGAATGCAATCTCCTGCTCCAGCAGATAATCCAGATCATCTTGCACGTCCTCCCGGTTGACCCGGTAGGATCGCCGCTCCGTCCGGATTTCGCCGTCCCATACCCGCTTGAGCTGGGCATGGAGTACGGCGAATTCCCAGCCGGTGGCCAGGAGCTGATGCAGGATTTGGATGTAGTAGTTATCCGGGATCTTATCCTGCCATTTCTCCCGCTGCATAGAGCGGAGGATTTCGGTAGTTTTGATCTCCAGGATGCCGGGGCAGCCGGTGGATAGCTCCACCAGCCGCCCATCCAGGGTGGCAAACAGCCATGGGCACTCCGGATTGTGGATCATATCAAATTCGCCGCCATAGGCCACGCTGTATGTATCGGCGTAGTCCAGGGCAAATAGTTCCCGGATTGGACCCTCGGCGGCATGGCCATAGGCTACGCAGGCCTTATTGCTGATATCGGCGGCTTGCCGCTGGCCAACCTTGATCCGCCACAGATCCACGTTGGACATATAGGGATTCTGCCCGACGATTGCGCTGGCCTCGCTGGCACCGATGCCCCGCATCCGGGCCTGCAGCCACTCCGCGTGAGTTTTAATCTCCGCCATTGACTCACGCTCCCTCCGCTGCTATAATGGATTCGCAATCGTTTCCTTTGCCGCTCTCGGGACTGGTACTCCCGGGGGCGGCCTTTTTTGCTGCCCAAGGCTTATTATCCAGCATCCGCTGGATCGCCCCAGGATTGTAGCGGGAGGCTATACGCAGGCGCTCCCGGAAGGCACTTACCGCAAGGTCCCACTCCTTGGCCGCCTCGACATCGCCCGGCTTGGGAGTTTTGCGCTCAGGGGCTGCAAAAGTGCAATTGGCAGGCCCATAGGGCTTGCTGGCATCCAGCAGCTTGATCTTGGGGATGTGATCGCCGGCGCCATAGCCCTGCGCCCGGATCCAGGCGTAAAACGCCGGGAATCTGGCCCATGCATCGTCACAGGGCTTGCGGCGCATATTTACCCAGCGTTGATACAGGGCATCGCCGCCGGGGAGCTTGCGGATATCTGTTGATCGCATGTTGTCACCCCCTCACGCCATGGCGTAAACCATGCAGGCAATGCCGATTACAGCAGCCGCAATGCACCACAACACGCACGCCCAAATGGGCGTATCCTGCCGTGGGGCTTGCAAGGCCTTGATGGCCATCGTCAGGGCGGCCACATCATCGGCAGCGGTGCCGGCGTCCGGATACTCCTGGATTGCCAGGCGGCTCTGGGGATGGGCTTTGGCCAGGGCGTCCTGGCGGAGGAATTGGAGTTGGCGGACGGCATCAATCCTGGTCATTGGTTGTCACCTCCATCAATATTTTTGCCTCTACGATATTAAGATTTTCTATCGCGGCTTCTAGCTGCTTGAGGAGCGGTGGGAGTACGGTGAGGTAGTACATAGCGTTTCCATCTGCTTTGATGTCGGCGGAAATGTGATGTACTATCTTATCCAGCTCTTTTTGAGCTTCCAGCCGTTTCGGATGGTTCATAAAGGCTATGTTCATTTCATCGCTGAGCGGTTTCACTTGTTTTCGCCTCCTTTTGGGTTTCTGGGTACACGTCCTCCAAAAGCAGTAGTGCCACCCGGCAGATGATCTCCCGCCTACCATCAAGATTGTTTGGTCGGACGCGGTAGTGGCACTCCTTTCGATAATCATCCAGGGCGATGCGCTCGATCGGAGAGTCCGCCCGCCGCCCCTGGCGCCAGTACGACACAATGGCATCAAACATGGGACGCTCACTCTCCGCGTATGTCACTGCCGTAACTGCAGCCAGGACTCGCGCCAGCATCTCGCTGTCCCGCCGCAGCCTGCCGGTGCGATCTGGATCCCGGGCAGATAGTGCCTCGATTCCGGCTGTTAGGGCCTCGATGTCAGCCGCCCAGACTCTGTCATCCGCGCCTCCATTGCGTATATACTCCTCTACGTCCCTGCGTAGATTCTCTAGTCTGCGGATTGCTTTTGATTTTTTCATTTTTTGATTTCCTCCTTGCATTTAAACTGATATACTGTGCCGATGATTTTCCACTGGGAGCCCAGCATCGCCTTTACCATCCGCTCTGCTTGCTCTGAGCTGCTGGCGCGGACGGTGCGAGTGCGGCATCTGCCGTAGGGGGCCTGGGCGTGGACTTCGTAGGTGTAATATTTCACAGGGCTTTCACATCCTTTCGGCTTGCCCCAAGTAGGGGCAGGACCATGGCCATATCCAGGCACAGGACCCTGTGCAAGCTCTCCACCTCGCTCAACGTCAGCTGCCGGGGATGCTTAAGCCGCCTGGATAGGGTGCTAGGATCCATCCCAGCCTTGCGGGCTAAGGCCTTTTGAGATAGATCATAGTGCGCCAGGCGTTCGCGCACTTCCCGCCGGAAATCGTCTTCGGCGTATCCGGCGGCACCTAATTTGGTTCGGGGCATGTTGGGGGTCACCTCCTTCTGGTGATTGCGGTACAGTTGAATCTCCCTCTTACTTGTGGTAAAATCTAGAAAAAGAAAGGAGATGAGATAATGAAACTAAATCCAGACTGTGTACGGGACATCTTGTTGGCCGTAGAGGAAGGCTGCGACATAGGCAGGGGCGTATCAATTCCCGGCCCGAACTATAGCCGCTTGCAGCCATACAACGAGAGCGAAGTGCTTTATCATGTCCGTCAGTGCGATTTATCCGGCTTTTTGTACCAGGCAAAAACCGACTTGCTTGGCACGTATACTATTCGTGATCTAACACCTGCAGGCCACGAGTTTCTTGCGAACATCCGAAAAGACACCATCTGGTCCGGAGTCAAGGATGTTGCGGGGAAAGTCGGAGCGACATCATTAAATGCGATAGTGCAGATCGCTTCCAACGTGGTCGCGCAAATGATTAAGCACCAATTCGGCCTTACTTGATCTTCAGGAGCTTGCTAACAACATACTCGCTGCTCGCCTTCATCTCTGCATCAGATGGGGGCGGGCAATTCTTTGTGGTCATGTAATGGCATATAGCCAGTAGGCTAACGTGGTTTTTGATCCAGCCGACTGCACAAATGGCAGCGGCTAGGCCCAAAATTGTGGTTAACATGTAGTGGCCATCTCCTTTCCTGAGGTGCTGTGTTTCTGCACGAGAACTAATTTAGGATTGTGCGGATGAGTGGGGTGTGGTAAGATTAGGTGCGGGAGGGCTGATTGTGGGCGTCGCACGCATCTGCAATCAGAGTTTGCAGCGCAGCCCTTACCTTCGCTTCGGCGTGCTTAGACATCACGTGCCCATTGAGGATTTGACTGAGATATTTGGGGTTCCACCCGATGGCTACTGCAAGCTGCTTCGCAGTAATTCCATTTAGATGCATGTCGCCCACTACCTCAGCGGTCCATTGTGCAGGCATGTCGTTCACCTCCTTATTTTTGTTGACTTTGGTTAGGTTTTGGGTTAGAATATAAGTGCCAGTTGATAATAAGTCCAGAAACGCCAGGTGCCTAAACTTGTTTAGGTGTATCGCTATTATAGCTAACTTTTGTTAGCGTGTCAAGTGCGAGCAGCTAACAAAAGTCAGATTTGGCGTTTTGCACAAAAATGGAGCGCAAGACGACTATGTTTTATGACAAATTCAAAAAGCTTTGCGACGAAAATGGCGTTACATGCAATAAAGTTGCGCTAGAAATTGGGCTAAGTAACGCAACGCCCACCACATGGAAAAAACGCGGTTTAACCCCAAGATACGAAACTCTTCAAAAAATTGCTGAGTATTTTCATATATCTGTTGAATATCTGATTAACGGGGGAGACGAAGAATGTGCGCCTGTCGAACCCGGAAAGTCTGGGGCGGATGACTACCCACTAAATGCAAAAAATTTCCCTTTCCCAAGCAGCGACGGCGAAGCCGCTAAATGGAAAAGGGAAATATTGGAAAATTTGGATGATTTGCCTACGGATGCGCTGGCGTTTCTGGCTGGGCAGATAGCCATGATAAAAAACAATCGCGAATAATCTCGATCTCAGCGTCTGTCAAATTGTTAATCTCTGATTTTATGTAATCTATCATTTCGTTTCTGCTCATAGCCGCTCCTCCTTTTGTGCGTGCCCGCCCGTAGGCGGGCAAAACTGGTATCTAATCTTCTTCGATATCTTCTGGCATTAGATCATCTAAGCTTATCTCCAATGCGGTTGCAAGCTTCCTAATTATGCTTGCCTTCGGATCTACCAATCCACATTCGATTCTGGATATCGTTGCGGGAGCCACTCCGGATAATTTAGCCAAAGCTCTTACGGAGTACCCCTTATTTTCTCGCTGATTACGCAGATTTATCAATTATGCCACCCCCGTCTGTATCTTGTGCGGAGGCGTATCGGATTATCCACATTATAGCACAAAATGTGTTTCATGTGTGGAACAAACGGAAATTTTTTGAAATTCGTGTAACATGCACAAATCTAGAGGTGTGCTTTTGTGCATGTTGCACAGAAAATTATCACTCCATTCTCTTAAAACGTTGTGTATTATGTTCTGCGAATGCTTGCGTTTTGAGGCTCACTTCTCGATCGTTTGTTTGGATTATACCAAACAGGCGTTCACATGTCAATGGACAAAATCTGGGCTAGTAACCAACCGGCGCTATGTCGGTGGCAATATAAAGAAAAGAGGGACACACAAATGAAAAGAGCTATATTTTTGCTAGCTGCGCTGTGTATGCTATTTAGCGTAACAGCCTGTGCCGGCGGACAGTCGCCGGAAGAAGATGCATCCCCCCAATCGCACATGATTGATTCGCTGCCCAGTGATATGGACTTTTCTGGTAAAACCGTACCATTAGAAAGGGTAACCTTTTTCGAAAGCTATGGCAACCACGGATACACCGGCTACGTCATCGTTGCTATGTCACGTGAAAATCTGAGCGATGACGATATACACTGGATGACAAAAATGGACTTGGACAGTGTAAATACGGAGATGCAAGTCAATATTTATTTAGACGGAGGCGAGAACGATCTTGACGAAAGAGCACGCCTCATGAAAAAGATATATAATAACGAAGAACTATACTACATTTTTGAGACAGGCCTCGAACGTTATACCCTTAAGGGAGCTGAGGTTAGCTGCCAGATAATATCAAGCCCGGTGGGTATAACGGATCCGGGGACCACATATTACCATTATTTCTTTGACATTGATGGTGATTACTATTCAGATTCTATCGAGGCACTGACTGCAAACGAGCGGTCTGCGCTGATTGATGCGCTTACTACCTAGAGAGATAGCGCCAAATATAATCATCCGCCCCCAAGCAGGGCCGGAGGAAATAAAAAGAAAGAGGGAATTATTATGCCGCAAATTACATGTACAGACTGTGGCCAGCAAATCTCCGGCACGGCCAAAACCTGTCCACACTGTGGACGCGTCGTAGACCCAATTATTGAGGGAAACCGCAGGAAGGCATACCGCGCCTCTGGAAAGCTGATGGAGGGGATAGCCATCGCATTTCTGGCTGTCGGATTTGTCCTGGCTATCCTGGCGGCAAAGCAATACAAAATCATATCCGGAGATGGGTACCAGTTGAAAGAGACGGTCAATTGGGTTTTGGCTGCCATGGTATTTGCGTCATCCGCATTTCCGGCGGCCGTGTGCTACGGCATCGGCAAGTTGATCGGTGCTAAAGCGGATCTGTAAAATAACAAAATTTCCCGCTCCAGGGATTACCCCGGAGCGGGAATAAACTTAGATTAGAAAGGAGCCACCACATGAAAATACCAAAAGCCAAACAGCTCCCCTCGGGCTCCTGGTTTTGCCGTGTGCGGGTGAATGGTCAGGATATAGGAATTACACGCCCCACGGAGAAAGAGGCCGTGGCGGAGGCTATGGCCGTCAAGGCGGGGACAATTGAGGCGAAGAAGTCAGGGAAGAAAACGTTGACGGATGCCATTGATGATTACATCGCCGCTCGGGTGAATGTCTTATCTCCGGCGACTATTTTGGGGTACCGGAGGATCCAGAAAAACCGGTTCCAGGACGTGATGCGTTTGGACGTGCACAAGATGACGCAGGAGAAATGGCAGCGGGCGGTGAACGCAGAAGCACGGAAATATAGCGGAAAGACACTGAAGAACTCCTGGCTATTTCTTGCATCTGTGATTCGAGAGGAAACAGGGGAGCGGATCACCGTAAAGCTTCCGCAGGTGCTGCCAAACGAGAAGGGATTCTTACAGGCGGAAGAAATCCCGACGTTGCTGAAAGCTTTAGCTGGGAGTGACGTCGAAATTGCTGCACTGCTCGCCCTGAGCAGTATGCGGCAATCGGAAATATTGGGCTTGAAATGGGATAATGTGGACCTGGAAAGCAACGTTATCCGCATCGAGGAGACAGCGGTGAAAGGGGAATCCGGATGGGTAAGAAAAGCGGAAACGAAGAATCTGACATCAAGGCGAATGATCCCGATTATTGCACCGCTTAGGTCTGCTCTTGAAAATGCTCCCCAAAAAGAGGGTTACGTTGTCACGATGTCCGACAACACTATACGTAGGAAGTTGCGGGATTTATCGAAAGATGCTGATATCCCGTATGTCGGGTTGCACGGACTACGGCACAGCTTCGCTTCGCTTGCTTACCACCTGGGCCTCTCGGAGGAAGCCACGATGAAAATTGGCGGTTGGGCGGACATCCAGACGATGCGGCGTATTTACACACATATCTCCGAATCTGACATAAATGCACAGTCTGAAAGGTTTTTAGATTTTTTCAAAAATGGCAATGAAAACGGCAATGGAAACTTGTAGACGCCGATATACCGGCGTTTTTAGCGATGTTGAGCAAGGGTTCAAATCCCTCCATCTCCGCCAAGACTGGACACCAGTTTTGATGCGAGAGTATCTTGATTGGTGTCCAGCTTTTTCACTAAATGAGAAATAACCAATTACAGGAAAGGAAAAACTATGCGGCTGTTTCATGTTAGTGAAGAACCTGATATAAAAGTCTTTGAACCGCGCTTACCAACACGAAAAGATCTCAATCAAAATATCGGATTGGTATGGGCAATAGATGAAGCAAGATTGCCCAACTTTTTAACTCCCCGAGATTGTCCGCGGGTTGCTTATCATGTGGGCTACCAGACAACTGATTCTGATAAAAAACGCTTTTTCTCTTCCTCTGGAATTTCACATGCTATCGTGGTAGAGAGCAAATGGTATCGCACTATGAAAAACACGGTATTGTATTTATATGAATTCAATATAGAGGATTTTGCATTGCAAGATAGCATTGCTGGGTACTACGTTGCAACAACAGCACAATATCCAAAGAAAAAATATGTGCTTACTGATTTGTTCGGTGAGTTATTGAAACGAAACGTAGAAATACGAATTACAGACAATCTATGGGATATGGCAGGTGATGTAAAGACCTCAACATTAAATTGGTCTTTATGCCGGATGGCAAACGCCGCGCTGCGTCCTTGACGATTCATAGGTGTACACCATTTCATTATTCCTACACCTTTTAACAAAAGGTAGGAGGGGTGTGCAATTCGTATCAAAATAGGTTTTTCTTTTCATAAGTCCACCGTAGTTTTGATAGAATCGCGGTGGGCTTTTTTCTGCGCTGCTGCATAGAAGGAAAAGGATATGGAACGTGCTCTGAAAACTGGTGATACAATGCACTTTTGACTATGTTGGGGGGGAGACTATGTGATTACAATTAGGAACATTGATACACAGATGAAGGATGATATCAATATACCGAATGAGCCGTTCAGTATATTTGGGCGGGTAATACCGTCCTATACGGACGGACGCTGGACCTATGAGGTCATCCGGTTTGCGCCGGAAAACGTCACAGAAATGAAGTTCCCGGATGAGAATTACCGCTATGAGGATATGCCGGACAGTACGTTTCTCGGTGCATATGACGGTGAGAAATGCGTGGGATTGGCAATCCTGCAACCCGGATTTTTCAAGTATATGTACCTGTACGACCTGAAAGTAATCCAGGCATACAGAGGACAGCATATTGGAAAAATGTTGATAAAGAGAGCGAAGGAAGTTGCTGCAGAACAGGGATATTGCGGGATCTATACGCAGGGTCAGGACAACAATCCTGGTGCGTGCCTGTTTTATCTTCATTCCGGCTTTTATATTGGTGGACTGGATACCAATGTTTATCGGCATACAAGGCAGGAGGGTAAGGCGGATATCATATTTTATTCAGATTGTGAGGAAAAATGAGGCTTAATAAATAGTGGTTTGCAGGGGTGGTTGAGCAAATGGTTTTTGAGTTCGGATCATATAAAGCTGATATTGATGTTGAAAAAACGAGGCACTTTTACAAGAATGCAGAATCCGTCAGTAAAAGGTGCTCGTGCGATGGCTGCACAAATTTTGAGGAAGCCGTCGCAGTGCTTCCACAATCAGTAATCAAGTTTTTTGCTGATCTTGGCATCGATATGAGAAAAGTCTGCGAGTGTTATGTAAACATCACAAATGATAATGGAACGCTATTATATGGTGGCTTTTATCATGTCTGTGGTACTTTGTTAGATGGGGAGAGCGCATGGAAAAAAATCAACGATAGCACTGCATACTGGGATGATGGGGCAGCTGTTTCTGTTTCTCCCAATTTCCGAGTGTCTTTTCAGGAAGATATTTCGTTGCTGGAAACAGGCTTCCCATTGCCGGTGATTCAGCTTGAGTTCTCTGCGAGTATTCCTTGGGTGTTGGAAAAGAAGAATACTTACATATAA